CGCCCGACGAAGAGTTCGCGGACGAAGTTATAGAGGAATGTGCATCATTTCCGTTTGGAGATCACGACGATTTGGTGGACAGTACAACACAAGCGTTAATGCGTTTTAGACAGGGAGGATTTGTAAGCTTACCTGACGATTATAAAGAAGACCCATTACCGCGAATAGATAAGGAATACTACTGATGACATCAGAAGAATACGGCCAATACATAGACGACTTTGAATTAGGCGCAGATGTAATGCCAGGTGAAAGTTTAACAGATTACATAGAGCGAAGACGTAGAGAGTTTGAATCAAAAGCGGACGGCGGAGTTATTGGTATAGAAGTTAAGATTGCAGACGAAATGGCTAAAGGTGGTCGAGTCGGATTGTTAAGTGGTGGACTATTATCTAAAGGGATAATGGGTGCTTTAGAACAAATAAAAAATATGGATGAAGGAAATCTTTTTTCTAAATTAGATCCTTTAGGAAAAGCAAAAACTATTAAAGACGCTTTACTAGATAGAATAGAAGGTTTTAAAGAAATAATAAAAGATCTTAAAACACAAGGAAGACCCATTGATGAAATAGAAGATATTAAATTTGAAATGGATGAAGCAAAAGATGGTTTAGAAAAAATTAATAAATATATAAAAAATCAACCAACAAATAGAACTTTACAAGCAGACGGCGGCCGAGTCGGTTTCAACGTTGGAGGAATAACAGACCCTCAAGCTTTAGCCATTTACAACTCTATGAACGCTTATGGTTTCTCTAATCAAGAAATAGCAGACGCAATAACAGCTCAAGGTTATGATGCAGGAACTTTAGGACAAGGTCCAAGTATACCTACTCCACCTACACCAAGTGAAGGTATTATTGGTATAGATTTACAACAGAGAGATACAGGTGGTGGATTTAATCCTTTTGGTCCGTTAGATTCAACCTTTACTAGAGATTTAACTGATGTAGATATGTATAAAGGAGTTAATGTGGAGGGCCTAACACCTTTTCAACAAATGCAAAAATTTAAAACTGCAACACAAGATAATATGTTTGGTTTAGGTAAATTTTTTCAACCAAAAATTAGAGGCACACTCGGCAACAGATTACAAAAACAATTTCAAACAGGACAAAAACTTCCATCACCTTTGGCACAAATAGCAGGAGCTCAAAGTCCATTTAATATAGATTCTAAAAACTATAATCCTGACTTTGTCGATCAATTAAATTATTTAGAAGGTATGGAAGGTTTAATTGGTATGTCTAGTGTTGGTTTAAAATACGGACCTGAATCTGTGCTAACTGGTAAAAATGTAATATCAGGTTTTGGTACAAATAACTATGAAAAAGCTTTAAGAAATTTTATAGCTAAAACAAAAAGTGATACAAGAAGAAAAGAAGGTGAAATAGAATTACAAAACTTTTTAGATGCAGAAAAAGCAAGAAAAGAAAGAGAAGCTAAAGAAAGACGAGACATAGCAGAAGCAACAATTAGAACAAGACAAGCTGATACTACGCGTAGAGCAAGAGAATTAAATCCAGGTGTGTATGCAAGAGCTGAACAACTTGGTTTTATAGATAAAAACACTGGTGGTTTTAAATCAGCAGGCACTAATGAAGCTTTTTCTAATAAAACTGGTAGAGGAAGAACAGGATATGGAGATGGCGGCCTCGCTACGATGTTCATTAGGAGGCGATAGTGGCTAAAAAAGTACCCAAAGGTTATTTTTATAATGCCAGAGGTCTTCTGGTAAAAAAATTAGACGAAGCAACCATAAAAGCAATTAAAGATAGATTTCCAAATAAGAGTTTTGATTTTAATAAATTTAAATATGGTGTGCCTGATTCTGATCCTATTCACGATCAATTGAGAAATATGAACCCTGAAAGAAAAGCAGTAATCAGGGAAAGAAGATCTAAAGAAGATTATAAAGCTAAAAGAAGATTAGAAGAGAGCGATTATTATGAAAGAAATAGAGAAAAAATTTTAAAAAATTTAAAAGAAAAATATAGAAGTGACAAGACTGTTGGTAAAACAGGTAAAACTTTAAAAGAATTAATTAAAGAAAGAAATATTGCAGCTTTAATTAAAAAAGAAAATACTCAAGGAATTTTTCCAACAGGTTATACGACAGGAAAAAATAGAATTGGTTTTTATAAACCCGAATTAGCATTATGGAGAGACTTATATAGATCCTCACAAATGCCAGGACAAACAAGATGGAGTCTTCCTAAAAAATTTGTAGATAATTTACCTACAAACGAATTAGGTAAAAAAGCTTGGGGTCAAAATAATTATTATAAAAAAATAAAATTTACAGATAACAATACTGGTGAGACTATTAAATTAGACGATACTATAAAAGGTAAAGGTAAAACTTTAAAAGAATATTTAAATACAACTATTGCAAAAGAAACTGGTAATAAAAAAGTTTTTGAAAAAGCTACAAATACTTATGATTTAAAAAATAATCTTAAAGACGTAGAAATAAAATATAAAGGTGACACACAAAGAATTGGAAATATATTAAGAACTGTCGCTTCAGATAAAACTGATTCTAACATTTTAAGTGTATTTGAAGTACACCACCCTTCAGGTGTTAAAAATAATTGGTGGGATAGTGAAGTTGTATTTAAAGATGCAAATAGAAATTTAAATTTTATAGATAAAAAATTACAAAGAGACTATAAAACAGCTACCACAGCGACTCAAAAAAATAAATTACTAAAAGATGCTGCAAAAGAAGTAGATAAATTACCTGGAGGTATAACTTATTTTTTTGATGGTGAAAGAGTTGGAGTTAAATCTCCTACAGAAGAATCTGTCTTAAAAGCTGCTGCATCAACTTATAAAGACCCTGCTTTAACAAGAGCAATTAATATTTTAGTTAATAAAACTAAATCTGTACGTGGCGGATGCACTGCTGTAGTAACCGCTGCTTTAGGTGGACCTATTGATACTTGTGAGGCAGTTATAAGAGCGAATCCAAAAGCGGCCGCTATGAAATTAAATAATGCAATAACTGCAACTAAAGGACCATTAAAAGATTTAAAAGAAACTTCTAAAAACGTTGCAAAATTAATTGATACAGGTCAAGTCACAACCGCGGACAAATTACCAAGACCCGATGATGCTATTAAACGAGATATGTTTAAAGATGCTAACTTAAGATATAACTCTGAATTAGGTGCATTTGAAAATGTTAAAACTCAAACTGTTGCACCGCAGTCCGAGATCAAACAATACGCGGTCGACAATCCGATGGAAGTTAAAGTTGGAGAACCAGCAGAGTTACCAAAACCAAATAAGAGCGTTTTAAAAACTGTAGGTAAAACTTTAGCTGCAGTTGGAGCTCCATTACCAACAGCTTTACTTGATACATATTTTATTAATGAGCAAATTAAGCAAGACAAAACCACAAGTGAAATTGTTAGCAATCCATTGAACTGGTTAGGGTTAGCTACAATGTCTCCACTCTCAAGAGCAGCAGGTATTGATAAAGCAGGGAAGGTGAATACAGCATTGAGATTAGGATTGAATCCTGGTACAATTAGGGGTATAAGTAGGTTTGTGGGTTTACCGGGACTTGCATTGAGTACGGCTATGACTGCATATGATCAATATACGAAATACAAGAATCAAGAGGGATTCATATATAAAATGTTCAACAAAGAGGAAAGCTAATCAATGGCAATAGATAAACCAATTCCAAACGTTTCAGAAACAGTAGTTGAAGTTCCAAAGCAAGAAGAATTAATTCAAGAACGAGAAGAAATTATTGAAAAGAAAAACCAACAAGGTAATGTAGAAGTTACAATGGATGAAGAGGGTGGTGCGGAAATTGCATTTGACCCAAGAGCTATCACAGAAGAAGGTGGCCAAGATCATTTTGAAAACTTAGCAGATTTTTTAGGCGAACAAGTTTTAGAACCATTAGGTGCTAAAATGGTAGACCAGTACAACGAATACAAAGAGTCCCGTGGTGACTGGGAAGATACCTACAGAAATGGACTCGAACTTTTAGGATTTAAATATGAAAGACGAACGGAACCTTTTAGAGGAGCTAGTGGTGTCAATCACCCGGTTCTTGCAGAAGCAGTTACGCAATTTCAAGCGCAGGCTTATAAAGAGTTACTCCCGGCTGATGGACCAGTACGAACGCAAATAATGGGCACAGCTGATGTAGCAAAAGAAGAACAAGCTAAACGTGTTAAAGATTTTATGAATTATCAAATTATGGATCAGATGAAAGAGTATGAACCAGAGTTTGATCAAATGCTTTTCTATCTCCCTCTCAGCGGCTCTACTTTTAAAAAAGTTTATTACGATTCCCTCTTAGGTAGAGCCGTGTCTAAATTTGTACCGGCGGACGATTTAATTGTTCCGTACTCGGCAAATAGTTTGGAAGATGCAGAAGCAGTTATTCACGTAATAAAAATTTCCGAAAACGAATTAAGAAAACAACAGGTGTCAGGATTTTATAGAGATATAGAATTAGGATCACCACCTGTTACAGAAAATCAATTACAAGATAAAAAATTAGAGCTAGAAGGAATTTCTAAAGATGGCCAAGAAAATCAATACACTTTGTATGAAGTGCATACTAATTTAGATTTAGAAGGTTACGAAGATATGGGTGGTGATGGTGAACCTACAGGAATTAAATTACCGTATGTTGTAACTGTTGCGGAAGCAGGACAAAAAGTTTTATCTATTAGAAGAAACTATAATCCACAAGATCCGTTGAAGAAAAAAACAAACTACTTTGTGCAGTTTAAATTTTTACCCGGAACAGGATTCTATGGTTTTGGTCTGATCCATATGATTGGTGGATTAACTAGAACAGCTACCGCAGCATTAAGACAATTACTTGATGCAGGTACTTTGGCTAATCTACCAGCAGGTTTTAAATCTAGAGGTATAAGAGTTAGAGATGATGCACAACCATTACAACCTGGTGAGTTTAGAGATGTAGATGCACCTGGTGGTAATATTAAAGATCAATTTATGACTTTACCTTTCAAAGGTCCAGATGCAACTTTATTACAATTGATGGGTATTGTTGTACAAGCAGGTCAAAGATTTGCAGCGATCGCTGATATGCAAGTTGGTGATATGAATCAACAGGCTGCAGTTGGAACTACTGTTGCATTATTAGAACGTGGTTCAAGAGTTATGTCAGCGATTCACAAAAGATTATACGTTGGATTAAAACAAGAATTTAAATTATTAGCAGAAGTATTTAAAACATACTTACCACCGGTGTATCCTTATGATGTGCCAGGTGCAAGACGTGAAATTAAAGTACAAGACTTTGATGAACGAGTAGATATTTTACCCGTTGCTGATCCAAATATCTTTTCTCAAACACAGAGAATTAGTTTGGCACAAAGTCAATTACAACTAGCGCAATCAAACCCTCGTATACATAATTTATATCAAGCATATAGATCAATGTATGATGCGCTGGGGGTAAAAAATGTAAATTCTATTTTACCACCGCCTGCTCCACCACAACCAATGGACCCGGCGTTAGAAAATATTATGGCAATTAATGGAAAACCGTTTCAAGCGTTTCCAGGACAGGACCACAAAGCACATATTGATGCGCATTTAAGTTTTATGTCTATATCTATGGTGCAAAATAACCCTGCAGCTATGAT